CGTTTGCCAATCTTCGATGGTGTTGATCCCACCAGCCCAAACCGCCGCGTCACAGAGCGAAGTATCCCAAATCGCGGAACCGCCGGAGAGGCTATATTGCACCGCGGATACATCGACGGTCTGATCGAATTTGTTCGAGACGCCGATTTTATAGAGGAAGGACCCGCTCGCGAGGATGAGATATCGTGCGAGTTGGACCATCTTATTCCGGACCCAGTTGAATCGTGAATAAGCTTGAAGAAGAGTTGTGGTGATGTTTTCCCCATTATCCGAAGTTCCGCCGACAGCGCAGACAGAATCATCGGTGGCGAAATAGAGGACTTTATTCGCCCGCGCGAAATAGCGGGCGTTCCAGCCGGAATAGAATGACCACGCACCGGAAAGGGAGTGCATGACCGCCTGTTTCCGAAGGGGGGTGGAAGGGATGTTGATGAATAGGCAAGGTTTCGAGGGGTCGGAGTAAACCTGCCAACCCTCATTCGCGGAGAATTGCTGCCCGGCGGAAACAATCGCGGGTTTGATGTATTGGGTGATTCGCTGTTGCCGGTCGATTGAAGTAGACTGAACCGCAGAGGAAAGCGGCAACAGACCAGATTCAACAATCAAGAGCAAATCCCCACCGTACTTATACATCGGGGTCATGCCGAGCGGCTCCCCGACAAAATACACGCCTTTCAGATTCCACGTTGCCGGGTCCGCGCCGGAATAGACCGCGATCTGGCCTTTGTTGGTAAGGATGGTTAGATTATCCTCTGGGCCTTGCCCACCGTCGATAGTCCAAGTGCCAATTGCGACGATATACCCGCCCAGGGCGAAAATGGCGCCGAGAGGGTAGTTCGTCGGAGCACCCGCGATCGCGTTTGAGGCGAGGTATTCAATCTCCAACGATTGCCGCTTGACGAGGAAAACCCGCTGGCGATAAACTTCGATATAGGAATACTGCTCAGTCGGCGCAGCCCCGAGAACGGCGACACTCGACCAAGTTGTGCCGTCGAACTTTTTCAGCGTATCCACCCCATTTACCATGAGGAGATAATTCCCCGCTCCGGTAGAGATTGAAACTGAAACCGTTTTCCCATCGGTGAGGGCGATCACCGGCGCCCCAATGGCACCAGATACGCTAACATCATATACCCCGGAATCAGTCGTCGCAAAAAGCAAGTCCGCGCCCGTCGTCCCGGCGTAGACATGCAGCCGATCAACGTAGTTTGCAAAACCTGTCGCCCAATCGGTAAAACCATCCCGAAGCTGCAACCCTGAAGGATCGACAAACCAGTTTTCACAGATAAGGGAATACAACTCCCGCATCGCCATAATCGGGACGGAGAAGTTCAAACCCCCTACAGGCGCGGGAACCGTGTAGGGGGTGTTAGCGAAACTGGCCGATTTACGTTTAAACATTCCAGGAGCCTGCGGGGATTACGATACCGGGGCGGGGTCCACGATTTGGGAGGGTGTCGAGGGAAAGCGTCGCAGCGCCTTCCTTGACGATATTACGGGCGACTAGCCCCATCGCGTCATTGTAGGTGTCTTCCCAGCCCGTTTCCCCTTTTTGTCTCCGCCATTTTGCTTCGAGGAGGCGTTTGACAACTAGGTCGGGGAAGAGGAAGGTATCATTATCCGCTTCGATGCGTTGCTGGGGGACGCCGAGAACAGAGAGAACCCCATACGAGGTAATATACGTCACCCCAAGCGTATCCCCATCGATTTGCGCGGGAGAGATAAACAGATGCCCCCCGGCAATCCAATGCTGGAATTCCGGCCCAGCGTTCGGGAGAACCTGAAGAGCCGCCCAGATGGATTCCGCTAACGGGCCGAAGATTCGCATCCGGCGCGTCCGATTCCACATGGTATTTGGCTCGACGGAAAAATACCCCGGCCAGATATCGACCAACGCCCCCTGATCCTGCCCCGCGACGGATGGCCAAGTCCAGAGAATCCTCTGTTGCTGCCATTTATATTGTCCGAGGTCTTCGACCGTTTCGAGAAGAAGCGCTCGGTACTGCGAAACCGAGCGCTCGGTATTCCCCACCAGCGCTTGCGGCACTGGTAGGGCCATTTTCTCGCAGAAGTCTTGAACAATCTGGAGGGCGGTGGAAGACATTTTAGCCTTTCAGAAGTGATTCCGCGGCTTTGTATTGCTTGAGCGCCTCGGCTTGTTCCCGGACGAGATTGGTGAGCTGTTCGATTTGGGTGGCTTGGGAAACCATCTGCTCGGTCACCTTGCCGAAGTCATTCGCGGCGAGAAGCCAGGCGGCCGCTTTTTGCTTGAAGGTCAGTGCCCCGGTGCCGATAAGCGCGAGGGTAGATTCTGGTGCCGCGGCAAGGTCTTCTACGGTGCGGATGCCCGCGGCGAGAATATCCTTCTGCGCGCTGGGGGAAAGGATCGGCCAGCCCTTAATCGGCACACCGTCAACAGGGAGTTCTTCCCCCTCTTTCCAGGCTTTGTAGGCCGCATTAAACGCGACGACCCAGGTTTGCGGGATCATTTCCTGCTTCGCCTTGACCGCGAGTTCTTTCAGCCATTCGAGGGCGGGCTTTTCGACAGTATCGCGATCCCCGGGGCGGGTGATAATCGCAAAATCAACATCTTTCGTGCCGTAGTGGCCTTCACTCAGAAGCTTCGTCCGGTCTTCGACGGCGCGAACTTCAAAAGCGACATAGGGAGGGCGGTTGTTGTCTACGATCGACATTTTTTTATCCTTGGATTAGGGCTAACACAGGCAAAAAAGGGAAGGAGGCACCAACCTCCTTCCCAAAGACCACCTAGGATTAGGTGATCTGCCCTTGGATGAACGCGTTGTCAAGCTGGCAAATCCCGTAACCGGTATTCGTCAGGGTGACAGTCGCCGTTTCCGTCGTGGTGACGTTAACCGGGGTGCCGATGGCCGATCCGATGATAACGTCCGTGCCGTTCTGATCCACCGAGGAAATCACGCTGGACGCGGGAATCCCTGTGGCCGCCGAAATCGCTTGGCCGGGGTACATGCCCGCGGTCGAGGAGAAGCGAATTTTCGACGAGCCATTCCGCCAAACACCCTGGCGGGTGAAAGTGGAGGCCGCGGCGATCAGGCAACGGCCGTTGAGGACTTGAACCCCAGCCGCTGCCGTGGGGGTCAGCTTCCCAGCCGTCCCCGCGAAAATCCGGCCGACGGTCGCCGCGACGGAGAATTGCACGGGGCAAATCCCTTGACGGAGAACCCAGCCGTATTGCTCAGTCGTCGAACCGATTTGAAAGTTGGTCAGCGCGATGTAGATCGGCTTTCCGGTATTCGCTTCGGTCGCGGCCACCGCGGTTGGGTCGATGTGGAAGTTCTTATCCAGGAGAACGACCGTCCCCGGGGTAATCGCAGCTGCGCCGATGGTCGAGACGTAGACCAGAGTGGCAACACCCCAGTTCGCCACGTTCGCCACGGTCGAATAGGCAGTATTCGCAGCTTCGATCTGCGTACCCAGGGCCATTTCCTGAACGGTGTCGGAAATGGAGAAGTCCAGCAATCGCGGAGCGATAGCGGAGATTGGTGCGAGACGCATTTTCTTTGCTCCTTTTAGAGATTAGGCCTTCAGAACGCCTTGCAGCGAACGATTACCGCAGACGACATTGCCCATCCAGAGAATCGGCACCACCACCGCGTCTTGGTTATACGGTTTCGCTTCGTCCATGACGGTCATATTCGCCTCACTGTGCGTCACCACCTCGAAGTAATTCGTGTTGATGAAGTACATGTGCGCGCCCGGCATACCCGAAACCCCGTCGAAGATAACCGGGATGCCGTGATATTGCAGGGACATGAAGCCCGCCGAGGCGAGTTCCGCATCGACATAACGCTTGTTGGTGACTTGGCCGCCCTCGAAGAACTGGTAATAGTCATTCGACGAAACGATCAGATCGGGCTTATCGTTATTACGAGTCTGCTCGATCAGCAGCGGGAGCATCAGCGATTCCATCACGCCTTGAGCGGCCGAAGGAACGATTGCCGCGCCACCTTGAAGCGGGGCGGCCGCCGATTGCACCTTGTTTTGCCAGAAAGCCCAAGTGCCCGCATTGATGCCACCGACGGTATTCGTTGGAGTATCCGCGATGATTTTCTGCACCCCGTCGATTTGGTTCGTGAGAGAACCGTCCGAGTAGAGGTCCGACGAGAAGTTATTCCCGAAGGTATGCAGCGCGTTCTTGATGCGGGACTTCGCCAGGTTCGCGATTCGCTGGGGGCCAGCATTCACGCGGAGTTCGTACCCGGACGAAACGACGTTGATCGCGATTTGGCGCCAGTTGTATTCCGCGGCGGTGAACACGTCCGATTGGGAAACGTTCAGAACGTCGAAACCGGAATAGCGCTGGTACGTTCCGTTTGCGGCATATTCGAGCGGCTGAACGATCGAGTAACCGCCCGATTCGCTACGGGTCTTCCCCTTCGCGGCGATACGGCGATAGAAAGCGTTGTGGTTGGAAAAGTTGTCCGTGATTTCCTTCCGATGGTTGCGGAAGGTGGTGGACACAATTTCCGTGAAAACTGCATTTGGCGACGGCATTCAAGGCTCCGATTAGTGCTTTGTATAGTGCGACGCGACAACCGCGTCAATAGTGGCGTCGATTGAGTTCGGCTTGCGATTTTTAATCGCTACGTCCGCGCTCGATTCGACATTTACGAACTTGCCTTTTACATCCCTGGGAGGTTGTTGCACAGCGTCAGGCTTCGGAGCGGCTTGTTGAGCCAGGATTTTCGCCCGAACTGCGGGATTCGCCCAGCAGGCTAGTTCATATGCGCGGGGGAGATCATCCGCCGCGCCCGTTTTGATGAAGTGGAAAATGTCGTTTGCGACTTCATCGAAGTATTGATTCTTCGGGTCTGCGGCAAAGGCAGCAACAAGGCGTTCCTGTTCCGCGACCCCCGCAGTGTAGGCTTCTTCCTCCCTCCGCGCAAGGCCCTGCTTGAGAGTTCGATGTTCCGCCTTAAGCGCGTTGAATTCAGCGAGAATTGTAGCGACCTCAGGGGGCATCACGCCGGAAAGGTCGATCCCGTATTCTTGCAGAAGGGCTTTTGCAAACTCGACCTTTTTCTCCATCGGGGCGGAGGGGTTGAGGAGTTGCAGATGAGCATTCATCAGTCCTTGCATTAGCTGGACGGGGCTAACATCTGGATATTGTTGGAGGAGGGGGGAAAACGGCTGGATGAGGTTCGACCATTGCTTATAGCCGTCTTGGTATTGCTGAATCCCCCGCATAACATCCGCTTCGCGGGCGTAGACGTATTCGTGAAGGGCTGGATCAGCCTTTTCCCACACTGGCGCCATTTCCTTCTTCCAGGATTTCGGAAGGGGTTTGATGACGGAATTGGTGCCGGAAACGATTTCACCCGCGGGCTTTTCCCCCTCAGGCTTGCCTTCGGCAGAGGGCTTCTCCGGGGCAGTTTCGCCCTCCAGCTTTTCAGAGCCGGAGGGCTTCTCCGCTGGCTTCGATTGCATCGGGTCGATCGGATTATCGCTGACAGTTTCGCCAAGAATATCCGCGCCGATATCCGCCGCAAGGGCGGTCACATCAATATCGTCCAGAGAACCAGTATCCGACAGGTGGTCAATAACGGGAGAGGGCATTTTCAGCTTTCGATGATTTGGCTATTAACGAGTTGAGAAACTACGGCGTCAACACCGGCCGCAATCGGTTGGAAGGATTTTTCTTTTCGTTCCTCACCCCAGCGTTTAACATCGCGGTCGAGGCCGGGTTCGGAGAGAATCATGCCGGTGCGTTTCAGGTCTTCGGACTGGGCTTGCCGAGATTCGATAACCTTGCCGGAAGCTGGCGAGCGGTAGGGGGAAAAACTGGTTCCAATCAGCGTCGGAGCGCCGAGAGCTCGGTAGGTTTCGCTCCCGCATTCGCAGAGGGGGAGAGAATCCCTATCCGACATTTTCCGGAAAATCTCCGAAGTCTTAGGGCAGTTTGGGCATTTAAGCCGATACAGCGGCATTTGCGGGCTCCTTTTTAGGCATAGATACGGCCGCCGCGGCTTTGGTGCGAGCGGTGGTTACGGAGAGTTGGGCTTTTTCGATTTCGATGCCAAGCTTTACCCGTTCCGTACGGAGTTTTTCGTGTTCCAGAGCAAGCTGGGCTTGTTGAAGTTCCATTTCGCCTTGGGTTTTCTGTTTTTTCGCGGCAATTTCGATAAGCTTAAGCTCTGATTCGGCTTGGATGACTTTTTGCTCCTCCGGCGAAGGCCCGGCTTCGGGCACTGGCGGCGGGGCCTTAAGCGCCATGAGTGCCGGGACGATTTCTAGGCCGAATTTAAACCGCTGGCAGACCGCAATGAGAATAGCCTTCGCGGCTTCCACGCCTTCAGGGCCGAGTTCGGTCAAAGGCGCTAGTCCGGCCATTAGCTGCCCCATCGAATCCATGAATTCCTTAACCTGGGTTTTATCCTGCGCGGTGTCAAGATCGATGGTGGAGGAGGTTTGGATATTAACGCTGTAGGTGCGATTCGCGTCGGAGGCGATTTTTAGAAGAAGCTCTTCCATCGACGGGCTTTGCGCCTGGGCGACGAGTTTCGGGTCAGGTTGAGCGGGAGGCTGCCCAGGCATTTGTGGTTGGCTTTGCGTATAAGCCAACTGGGTTTGCGCTAGCTGCTTTTCCTCTGCGGTTGGGATGGGGAGTTGGGTGATTTCCTGCCACTTTTTAGCTGGGACGACTCGCGACGCTGCGTCAACAGTGATGCGGAAAAGGTCCCGAGCATAATTTCCCACGATGGTTTGCATTCGACGAAGGCGAACGGTTCCCCATTTGTTTTTAAGGTCTTGGGCGGTTGCGGTTTCGGAGGCGACAGAAGCGCCGCGGATAATATCGCTGATGCCAGTAATTTCATAGATTACCTGTTTGATCGATTCCCGGGCTTGGTAGAGTTGCTGGGCGACTTCGATGAGGTCTTTGAGAGGGAGAAACCAAATGTGTTTATCCAACCCGCCGGATTGCGCGAGCATCGCGGCTTCACCAGCGGCGATTAACGCGTTTTCCGTATCATCCGCGGAAAGAAGGGCTTTCAGGTCATCCCCGAGCATCCCGTTATAAAGCCCGCGGACCTTAATCGCGGAGAGGACTTTATTCAGGCGAACGGTGACCCGGTTTAGCTCTTCTGCTTGGTTCTTATAATACCGGTAAAGCGGAATCGGGGAGAATTTCCCCGGCTTCGCCGTGAGAAGCATCGGACCAGGGGTGGGAAAAAAGTTGGCGAGTTTTAGCGGATCGTCCGCGTCCGACAGGCACTTCGATTTCCATTCCTCACAGAGGAAATAAACCTTCCGGGTGGCTTTGTCCCAAAATTCGTAGACACAGCAGTCGTTTTTCTCATCCTCGGATTCACTGGAGGGAACGTATTCGAGCGCGGCTTCTTCCGGGCTTTTGCCAAATTTCTCCAGCATGGCGTCGCGTTTCATTGGGTGCTTGAACGCGATCCAAGGGACTTTCGACCAGCGCGGGGCTTTTCCCCAGAGGAGGGTTTTGAAATGCCCGGATTCATAGGTGATCGGGAAATTCCGCTCGGCTATGTGCCGGATGCGGATATAACCCATGCCTGGAACTAGCGCGGAGAGCACCGCGTCGGACATGGCAATATCCAGACAATCATCCCCCGGCGCGGCGGGATCAGCCGCGACCGTGAGAAACCGGTCCAGCATATCCGGGATGGGTTTCAACGGGTTTTCCCGGAAACGCGGCCGAACATCGGGCTTTGGGGTGGCGGAATAAAGGCTCGGCAGCAAAACCTCTGTGTTGGAGTAGAGGATATTATACGGAACCTCGCTCTCCCACTGGCGCTGGGCGTCCATGTCGTAGATTTCTTGAACCTCATCCGCGGTCTTCCACCAGGTTTTCTCAAATTCCGCCTCCCGCGTTTTAATCGCGTCGAGACACTTCCCGGCGAAGGCTTCGAGTTTCTGTTCCGGGGAGAGGATAGAGGTTTCGTTCATTTTTAATACCTATTCGCTGCTGCGTGATTCCGGGCTTTCTGCCGGGCGATTAGTTCATTGATAGTGGGATAGGCGCGGGCGTGGGTAATATCGGTGGAGACTGGCTTTTTCAATTCTCGACGCATGGGGCGGGACATTACCGCGTAGCGAGTTTCGTCCGCGGCGTGATCCTCTGCGTCGGTATCGAGGTCTTCGGGGTTTTTCTCGTCATGCTGGAGATAGGGAAGAGTGCGGATAGTCGATTCGCAGGATTCATGGAAAAGCAGAAGCGTCGAGGCTTGGTCTTGCCCGGCGGAGAGCCGCTTCCGCATTTGCTCCCAACCCGGCTGGCGGGCATTATCCCCGCGAAACCACCCACATTTTTCGACGAGCATCATTTCCGCGATGGAAGGGCCGCCGTTGGTGATAAAGATCGAAGGGTCAGCCACGCCGTATTGAGGCGGCGGCCCGGATTGCCGGTTAAGAATACCCTGCGCAACCAGATTCGCCGTCATTTTCAGCCCAACATTCGGCTTCCCGGTCCAGCCGTACCATTCTTGGTATTTGATGAGCGCATCTTTCGCGTAGCCGAAGGAACCATCAGAGACGGCATACCAACCAACACTAAAAGGCGCCGCCGAGCCCCAGTCAAGTGCTCGAAAACGGGTGACATGCGCGGGAATATGAAGCGAGCCAGTAATGACATGCTTATATTCCAGGAATTCGGAGAAAAAGGTTCCATCAACGCCCGACCAATCACCGTCAAGCCAAGCTTTGACGAGGGTTTCCGAACCCGTTTGGCGAAGGCGGAGAACATACGACGGGTCATTTTCGAGGAGTTTACGATTATCCTTAAGCCGGGCCGGGATGAAAACGCGCTCAATCGACGCCATGACAGTAACGCCGGGCTCGATTTCGACCTCTTCCTCTTCCTTGATGACAAGATAACCCTTCGGATCGGGATCGATGTAACGGTCTTTTACCCAATGGTGGCCCGGTCCGCCAGGGTTTCCGGTCAGGCGAATACCCACAGGAACACCCGCGGTTGAGCGAAGCGTACCTTTGAGTTTCATGATTGGGTCGGGGAAGGGGAAATTTGTCGCCTCTTCGACATAGAGGCGAGTGTAGTTGTGGCCTTGATACTCTTCCGCGTCAGAATCGCGTTCGAGATAAGCAAAACGCAACCGGGCGCCGTTGGGCATGACCAGTTCTTTCTTCTGTTCGTACCACTTCGCGCCAAGTTTGAGGCAGAGATATTTCGCCCGGGCGATCGCTTCTGAAAGTTGGGTTAGCCGCCGACGGACGAAGAGGCCGATGGCATTTTCCCCATAAAGGGCCGAATGCCCGATCCAATCACCGATCGAGCCGTCAGTCTTCCCCCCGCCTCGGGCACCACCGTAGAATACCTCGAAAACCGGGCAGGTTACAAGGTCAGTCTGCGGCCCGGGTTGAGGCTGCCAGATAATCGCGGGGGAGGCCATTTACTTTTGAGCAGCCTGCCTATTACCTTTTTGGGTGTTGATTTTCACCCGGGCCGCTTGGTCATCCCGTTCGGATTCTTTGATGTTCTGCGTAGCGTCGAAGGCTTTCTTCGCAGCGTCGGCATTCTGCGGACTGCCGTCATCATTGAATAGGTATTTCTCCCCCATAGCCGCAGCTTTTCCGCCGAGCATCCCCTGCCCGTCATCTTGGCGCTTTTTCAAGGCCGCTTCAAGCTGCTTCTGGCGGGTATAGGCTTCATCGGCGTATTGCTGGAAAGGGATTTTAAGTTCTGCCATTTTAAGCTCCTTGTGCCGGGGCTTGGAGAGATTGCACGGCTTGGGTGAATAGCTGCTCGACAGCCTGCTGCTGTTCGGGAGTAGCCTGCGGGAAAATTTGAGCCAGCCCTTGCATGATTTGCTGCATAACCGGCGCGAGTTCTGCGGCGCCTTCGGGCTCAGGGGGTTGGGCGGCTTGTTGCGCGTATCGCTGATACGTTTCTGGGTCATCTAGCGGGGAAAGTTGCGGCATTTTCTTTTCCAATCAGAGGAGCACTAGCGGCGATGGAGGTATCGTTAATTTTTATCTCAGCGCGAGAGTGATCGCCGATGGCGAGAGCGCAGGAGAACATTAAAAGCGCGAGACAGATAAGGATGAGGGCTTTTAAAAAAGCGACGAACCAATCAAGAAACATTTTAACCTGCCAGCGGGAAACCGTAGTAGACGACGTTCAGCGCGGCGGAAGCGGCCTGCTCGAAAAACCGGATGGCGGTTAGATCGCCGTCGTAATCTAGCGTGGTGCCAACGGCGAGGGGCATTCCGACCGTGGCAGATGGCGCCGTGCCGTCATCGCGCCACCGGACGGCTTGGGTCTGGGGCTGGATTAACGCGCGGACAGCCCCAGCCGGGACGGTTAACGCGGTTGAGGCCGAAACATTGGTAATCTGCTGATAACCAAGGCATCGCGCTTGGCGGTAGTTCGTGAGCATTTCGCATTTCTCCAAAAATTAGAAAAGGAGGCTTAACCCCCGGGTGCGTTTTCGATGATGAGGTTATCCCCCCGGGGGGCCGGGGTCTTAGAACTTCCACCAGCAGTCGCTAACCACGATTGGGCGTCGGCAGCCTGGGGCGGGAGATTAACCACGTAGAGGTTATTCTGCGTTTGTGGGGCGGGGCCGCGGGTGTTTCGATCACCGACGCCAAGCTTTGCGATGGAAACAAGGTCTTGGGTTTTCATCGCTTGCATTGCGACGGGGGAGTCGAGGCGATCGATGATTTTTTCGAGGGAGCGTTTAGCGATCGCCTCCAAACGCTCGGCGATCGTCGCCCTAATAGCCGGATCGACTAGTTCCGCCTTCCGTTCTTCCAACCGTTCTTGGAACGCGTCGCTGTTAATACAAATACTAATCCAAGTCGGCGAATACCCGAACATCTTCGCCAGCTCATTCTGTGAAATAGCCGGGTTCTGCAAAATCTCATCAATAACTGCGTCATGGGTATAACGCACACGGGCGATTTCGGGCATGGCGCCTCCTATTCCGCGCGATCATCGCATTTCCTCGTCTCTTCGTCAAGTTCAAAATTGAAATTGGGAGCCAAAGTGTGTGAGAGTGGAAGGCCACAACTACACTCGCCTCTATGTCGAAGAGGCGACAAATTTCCCCTTCCCCGACCCAATCATGAAACTCAAAGGTA